ATGGATACTAATTTATTTATAGTCCCTACTAATCATGTCCATCAATTTTGGAATTTAGCAGAATCACACTTACAAAAAGCAATTGATACAGGCAATGGTGAATTTACTATTGACCAATTACGTCAATTTGTTTCACAAGGCAATTCGACACTATTATTAGTTATGAATGATAAAGTTTGTGAATGTGCATTTACAGTCCAATGGGTAAATTATCCTAATGATCGAGTTGCTTATATTACTTATATAGGTGGCATAACTAATAAAAAATGTTGGGATCAATTTCTTACATGGGTAAAAAACAATGGTGGAACTAAGGTTCAAGGTTCTACTGCTAAACAAAGTATCGTCAGATTATGGCGAAAAAAATTCAAATTAGAACCTAAATATACGTTAATGGAGTTAAAATTATGATACATGATTATTTCCCAGAGTTAGATGGTAACCAGTCCATCGACAATGGAAAAATGGGTAGACAATTATTTAAAGGTGGAGGAGGTGGTTCGTCTACAACAACACAACAACAACAACTAGATCCAACTGTTCGTCCATTTGTTGAATATGGTTTACAAGAAAGTAAACAACTTTATCAATCAGATACTCCACAATACTATCCATACCAAACATACGTATCTCCATCTGCTCAAACACAATCTGCATTACAAGCAACACAAAATAGAGCATTAGCAGGTTCTCCATTAGTAACTGGCGCTCAAAATCAACTTGCTAATACTATTTCTGGCGCTAATTTAGGTATGAATCCATTTTTAGCACAAGCATTAGCAGGCACAGCAGGTGTTGCTACACAACAATTTTATGATGCATTACAGGGTATTCAATCTCAGGCATCTTCTGCTGGTCGTTATGGTTCTGGCGCAATGAGTGATTTACAATCTCGTGCATCTACAAATTTAGCAAAAGAATTAACTAATCGTGCTGGTGAATTAGCATATCAAAACTATGCTAATGAGCGTGCAATACAAGAGCAAGCACTACGAGATGCTCCTGCACTTGCTCAGGCAGATTACCAAGATATTCAACAATTAATGAACGTAGGGCAAGCAACCGAATCATATCAGCAAAAAGCATTAGAGTCAGATATTGCAAGATACGAGTTCGAGCAAAACCTACCTTACAGTAAACTACAAACATACCTATCTTCAGCGTATGGTGCGCCTATGGGATCGGTATCTACATCTGAATCTTCAGGAGGTGGTAAATAATGTTTGAACAATTTTTTGCAAACTTAGGTATTAACTTATTACAAGGTAAAGATCCATTAACAGCAACTAAAGATGCTGGCATATCTACTGCTACTGGTAATATGTTTGGTAAAGCATTTGACTCATTTAAGGTGGGTAGTGAAGTTGCTAATCAAGGTGTTCAGAATGCTGAATTTGTATCACCATTGCTAACTGACTCTGCTGGAACAGCAACTACAGCAATAAATCCAACAGGATATATGGGAAATACAAGCATGATGCAAAGCAATTTAGGTCGAGTTGGTGAGTTAACACCTCCTCCAATAAACCCAGATATGACTGCAAGATCAATGTATCCATTTCAACAAAATCCAGCGTATAGTCAACCTCAAGTAGATGTTGCTGATTTAGGTGCTTATGATATATCGCAAATAAATAACACACAGTTTCCTGACTATACAGCGCAAGCAGGAACTTCTGATTTATACACTGGTGGCGGTGTAGATCAACCTCCATCACTTTTATCAAAAGTTTATGATAAAGGTGTTGATATGGTTAGTAACATCGATGCTGGTGATGTAGCAACTGGCGGTTTGTTATATATGAATAAATTAGAAAAAGACCAACAATACAAAGACTATATGAATGCACAGCGTATGGGTATGATGAAGGGTGGAATATCTCGCAATCCAGATAAACCAACTCCAGCACAAATATTAAAAGTAAAGGTGACATAAATGGTAGATTTTACAAAACTATTTCAAGACGTATTACCTCCTGACCCCAATCAACCAAATGTAAATACGGTGCAAACTCAACCTACACCTGATACTGGTTTGTTGCAAAAGATTGGTCTAGATAATATTAATCCATTCTTTACTCGTAGAGATCCTTTTTTAACATCTATTATTGGTAAAGAAGGCGCTGATCGTGTATTAGGTCAAGGAACAGGAACTGGTATAGTAACTGCTGGATTAACATATGGTTTAACTGGCGATCCATTTAAATCGTATCTTGCTGGTATGGAAGGTTCACAAAAGTCTGTAGATAAGAGAAGGCAGTCTATCTTTGACATGATTAAATACAGCAAAGACATGAAAGAGTATGAGTTAATGGATTACAACGCATTACCAGAACCATACAAAATCTTTGGTGCTATGAAACAAGATCCTTCTTTTGCTAAATATCAATTTGCTAAAGATATGTTTACAAACGATATTAAAGAGTTTGAATACGCACAAAATGCAGATGGATTTATTGACTTCTTAAAAGAAATGGCAAATGCAAAACGTCCACAATACACAACAACAATTGGTATTGCTAACAAAAACGCTAGTGATGCGATGTTTAAAGATGTTCAAGGTGTTCGTGATAATGGTAACAAAGCAGTTGCTGGTATGAAGTCTGTTAAGCGTATGCAAGACATTCTTAATAGTGGTTTAGAGACTGGATTAGGTAAAGAAATTTCATTGAACATATCACAACCATTAAAATTAATTTTAGGTGATCAATTTAATGCTGACGAGTTATCTAAACTAGAAGACTTTAAAGCAATATCAAACTTAGTTGTTTTACCACAGGTTAAACAGTTAGGTTTCAACCCAACTAACGTTGACTTGGCATTTATTGTTCAATCATCACCACAGTTAAAAAATACTAAACAAGGTAACTTGCTCATGCTTAAAGCATTAGAAGAAGATTATACTCGACAGGAAGAGTTAGCATTGAAAATGGATGAGTGGGTTATTGCAAACGCAGAGATAATGACAAATGATCCTATTGTTGCTGGTGCAAAATATAATCAATATCGCAATCAAGTTGCTAAAGAGATTGTTAATAGAAGAAAACCATATACTCAATTATTAATGGAAGAGCAAAAACAGGTTCTTGCTGATACGGTAGTTGATACAAATGAAAAACCAAAAACAGAAAGTAAATTTTTCAAATAAGGATAAATAATGGGTTTATTTGATATAGATCAAGAATTAGGTGGTGATGTTATTATTCCACAAGAGGATATGACACAACTTATATCTGGCGGAGTAGAAGTAAAACCAGAAGGTGTAGAATCTAAACCGACTGGTTTTGTTGATAGATCATTAGCAGAAATGGGTATACCTACAGGCAGTGGCATGACAACTGGTCAAATAGATATACCTAAACAACCATCTATTATTATTAGAGATCTTGGATCTGCATTACTGCAATTAGATGATCAAGGTAAGTTAAAAGATCGTGGTCAACGTGTATTAAATAATTTACGCAAAGGTGGTTTCTTAGACCCATCTATAGCAAAAGTAGGTCAAGGCGCAACTTTAGGTGGTTCTGATGAACTAATTGCAATGGTTGAACAATTTACTAAATCTAAAGACTATGGTGAAGTGGTAGATATGTTGGCAGAAGGTGTGCCTAATTTATATGATGGACAACCTATTTATATGTCACCTTACTCTGTAAGCACAGGTATTCAGCGTGCTGAAATGAAAGAGTTTGAAGAAGAATATCCTAAAACTGCGCTTGGTTTAGATGTTGGTGGAAGTATTTTAACTGCTGGCGCATTAGAAAAAGCAACTAAAGCAAGTGGTTTATTTAAAGATGCGCCTAGATTAGGTGAATTAACAGGTAAAAGTGCTTTGTATGGTGGTTTAGCAGGTTTTGGGTATGGTGAAGGTGATCCATATCAACAAGGATTATCTGCTGGCGCTGGAACTATAATGGGAACTGGCGCTGGTCTTGCTTTTGGTCTTGCTAGTCCTGTATTGTCTACTGGTATTGAAAAGACAATAGATGCATTTAAACCACAAAAGTTTTTTGAAACAGCACAAGCGAAAAAGTTTTTAAAAGAAACATTAGAACGTGGTTATGGATCTACAGATGAAGCATTATTAGATTTCATTAATAGATCAACAGGCAAGCAATATGACATCACTCAATTAGAAAAAGCAAAACAAGTATTTAGTGATAAAGGTTCAGCAAAACCATTTACTATTGCAGACTTAGATGACGAGACTAGATCTTTACTAGATATATTTAGACAATTACCTACTACAGATATGGGTAATGCTAGAAAATGGTTTAAAAATAGACGTAGTGGTCAAATGCAAAGACTTCAAACAGACGTTAAGCAAGCATTTGGTAGAACTGGTGAAATATTTAGTGAAATAAATGCTATTAATAAATTAAAATCTGTTACTGGTGCTGAAAACTACAAGCGTGCTTTTAAAATAAATGTAAAACCAGACTACAAATACAATATCAATGGTATGGATGTGTCTATGCAGGATTTATTTAAAACACCGCAATTTCAAGAAGCATTCCAAAAAGCAAATTATCTAGCACAAACTCAATCTTATGGTGTTGGTAAAGACTTCTTACAATACAATTTATTAAAAGATGGAACTGTAATGAAGAATGGCAAGATATTAAAGGCAATACCTAGTGAATTTTTACACAATATGAAAATGGGTATGGACGATGCTATTGAGTCATATATCAATACTGAAGGGTATAAAGGAAATATACTTAGATCATATGTAGATTCTAAAAATATGTTTTTACAAATGTTTGATAAGGCAAATCCACAGTATAAAAATGCTAGAAATTATTACGCAGGGTTAAAAGGAACAGAAAAAGCATACACAGATGGTTTAAATTTATTTAAATTAAGATCTGATGAGTTGTATACAAGAAATCCTGAACACGCAGAAAACATAGCATTGCTTATAAAAAATATGTCTGAAGCAGAAAGAGAAGCATTTAGATCTGGTGCAGTTAGAAGCATTATAGATAAACTTGGTGGCATGATGCGAGAGGGTGAAGAAGTATTAACTAGTAAAGACTTTACCAGATACTTTATTACTGATCCAACTAAATTGCGACTAATTAGAGAAACTTTTGGTAACAATCAAAAAGGTTTTTCTGAGTTTGTAAAAAACATTAAGATAGAATCTGATATGTATAACACTTATCGTGCGCTACAAGGTTCACAAACACAACCTCGAACTGAAGCAATGCGCAAGGTAATCGAATCGCAGTATGAAGCAAATACAAACCTTGCTCAAAAGGTTATGAATTTTCTTAACAGAAACGCACAAGATGTTAATGAAAGACAAATTGAGCGAATTAATGCAGAAGTCGTTTCTTATCTATCTACATTTAATAAAAGAGAAATATTAAAAATATTTAATAGTCTTAATGACTCTAATCCACAAAAAGCATATAACGCTATTTCTGACCTTATTATGAGATCTAGAAATGCTGTAGTAAATCCATATGTTGTTGGTCAAGGTGCTGGTCAGTTTGGAATTAATGTCCAACAAGGATCATTCCCTAATCCAATGCCTAACAGAACGGAGATGCGTTAGTGTGGAAACTAATAAATTTACCTCCAATAAACTTATACAACGCACCAAAAAGAAAGGATACTAATGGAGCAAGTTCAAGAAAAAGTAGCAGTTCACTCGGCAGAGATTGAGCATATGAAAAAAGACATTGATCATATTATGAACAAAGTCGACAAAATGGATAAATCAGTCGATGAAATTAAAAGCACATTAGATGAGTTTAAGGGTGGCAAGAAAGCAATGATGTGGGTCATTGGTATATTTGTTGCTGTAGGAAGTTTTATTGCTGGTCACTGGATGGATAAGTGAATATAGTCTACGACTTAATATTTTTACTTTTTAAACTATTTGTAGTTCCAATTTTATTTTTTTGTTTTTATTTCTTTTATGCTTTGACTGCAATTATAGAAAAAATAATGCAGTTGATAGATAGCATCATAGATCACTTTATATAATGAAACTAGATATTAGAACGATTGAGTCGATATACGATATGTTAATATCAACTCATGTTCTAAGAGATATTGGACTACCTCCGTCATACGAGATCGAGTTTGAGATACTGCCTATGAAAGATAATTGCATGGCATCTTACACTCCAGATCCTCATACAATTGGTGTTTGCCCACAAAGACATCGATTTCTAACAAGTGTAATTAAATCTGTATTACACGAGATCATACATATGACCAATTACTTATACGGTCATTCTTATTTGAGACACGATAAATATTTTAAAGACCTACGTAAGCATATTGCAGATGAGTTAGGTTTTGATGAAAATGAAATATAAGGATCATAATGAAAGAAATTTTTGCTAAAAGATTATTTGAATCTACAACTTCATGTTTAGTGATGATGACTCAAGGCAATGTATTAGCAATTACTTTAGGTCATTGGGGTAAAGCATTGCAGGTTGGAATTATTGCATCACTAGCAACAGTGTTTTTGTTAAAAATACACAAAGAAGATTTAACTAATAATAAATTTGTTATGGCAGGATTGATTGGCATATTTACTGCAATAGCAGACTTAATTACACATCCATCACATTATGATGGAGTTACAACTGAAGCAATGATGACTGGCATTGGTGCTGGTTTATTGTGTATTTGCATGAGTCACTTAAGGAGTAAGTAATGGTTTGGACTGCATTGATTGCACCAGTAGCATCAATACTGGATAAGTTTATAGAAGACAAAGACCAAAAAAATAAGTTAGCACATGAAATTGCAACATTGGCAGAAAAGCAATCACACGAATTAAATCTTGGTCAAATAGATATAAACAAGACTGAAGCACAGCATCGATCTATCTGGGTTGCTGGATGGAGACCATGTTTAGGTTGGGTAGCAAGTTTATCTTTTGCGTGGATATTCTTATTACAACCAATTGCACAATGGATCTTAATACTTTGCGGTAACAATGCAGTGTTGCCCTCACTACAAACTGATGTTTTAATGGAGTTAACGTTTGCCCTTTTAGGTATGGCAGGGTTGCGTTCTTGGGAAAAAAATAAAGGTTTAACTAAATGAAGTTGTCACCACACTTTAGTTTAGAAGAATTAACACACTCCGATACAGCAGTTCGTTTAGGTATCGACAATACACCTACGGTTGAAGTTATTGATAATCTTAGATTCTTGGCAGGAGAATTAGAAAATGTTAGAGATTTATTACGTTGTCCTATGCTTATTAGTAGCGGTTACAGGAGTTGTGATCTTAATGATCATTTGGGAAGTAAGAGATCTTCCCAGCACATTACTGGCAACGCTGTGGACTTCATTGCGCCAGACTGGGGTAACCCTCGTAGCGTGGTCGAAGAAATTGTTAAGCACACTTCAAAAATTAATTACGACCAAGTAATACTAGAGTTTGGCAGATGGATTCATATATCATTTGTCAAAGAGCATCCAAGAAACAATGCATTAATCATTGATAAATACGGAGCAAGACCTTTTGAAGATTCTGTTTATTGACATCGAAACAAAAGCATCAGTAATTTCTGCTTGGGGATTGTATGATATTAATGCTAGTCTTAACCAAATAATCAAGCGTGGCAAAATGATGTGCTGGTCTGCTAAGTGGAAAGATGATGATAATGTAATCTTTGATTCTGAGTGGACATCATCACATCGAAGGATGGTAAAACATATCTGGAACTTGCTAGATGAGTGTGACGTGTGTGTTCATTATAATGGTATGGCATTCGACATTAAGAGTATTAATCGTGAGTTTTTATTGTTAGGTATGTCGCCACCAAGTCCATACAAGCAAGTTGATTTACTTCGAGTAATGAAAAGAAATTTTAGATTTATATCTAATAAGTTAGATAACGTAGCACAAGAACTAGGTATTGGTTCTAAGATAAAACATTCTGGTATGGATCTGTGGAATGATGTTGAAAAAAAAGATCCTAAAGCAAGAGAGTTGATGCAGGAATACAACGAACAAGACACAGTGTTGTTAGAGTTGTTGTATAAAAAATTAGAAGGTTGGTTGGGAGGATATATAAATCATAATGAATATAGCGAAGTTACTGTGTGTCCTACTTGTGGTAGCAGTCACATTCACAAGCGTGGTTTTAAAAAAACCAATACTCAAGTTTTTCAACAATATAGGTGTATGTCATGTGGGTCGTGGGCAAGAAGCAACAAGGGCATCAAGAACAAAAGAAAATCAGAATCCGTTGTCAGCATAAGGTAAAAATCGTGGACATTATAGACATAGCAAAAGCAATGACAGGGTGTGTAATCGAAGAATGTCAGATAACTTATGGGGAGGATACGATCACAATTTTCCTTGACTCTGGTGCAAGCGTAGAAATTATAGTAGACTCTATCTATGCCGACATACCAGAACATGACGATTAAAACATTACCAGACGGTAAACAAGTAGATAACTATAGTGAAGAGTGGATGCGCTATTGTGAATCTCTAAGTCTCTCTAGAAAATCATACTCTAAAAGAGTTGACTTCCTAGAAAAACTCAAAGACGAGGAGAGAAAAAATAAAATCAAATACTACTTACAACTAATTTGGGATTTAAAGAAACGTGATTATGAAAGTAGCAAAACTCAAAACCAAGAACTTTTCCCACCAAACTAAATCTGCCATCATATCTGACTCCTTTCATATCAACCATTATTTAGGTTGATTTTGTTGTCAGGAAACATTTTGTAATGCTTCCCAGTAATGTCATGACTGACCTCTACCCTGACAGATCCGTCAGACTCTTTAAAACAATTCACCGTATAATGACTACCATCAATTATTAGTTTTCTGCTTTGCATTCTTGCATATTCCCTCTAAATTATAGAAATCTATCCCACACCACCATTTCTTATGTTTACGGTGATAAAACTTTGCTTTGTCGCCACATACATGGCAGACTTGACCTTGTAACTTAATCTTCGTCATGTAATGGATCGTCTATCCATTCGTCAGGTGTTACTGGACTAGCAATCTCTTCTGCAATGATCTCATCGTAAATTTTTTCTTCTTGGTCTAAATACCATCTTTGTTTACAACATTCTTCTTTGCATTGCTTTGCCCATGATAATCGTTCTGACTTAACAGCATTCTTAAGACCTCTTCTATCAAGATATTTTCTTTCATTACCTTTGCAATATCCTATAGTTTCTTCTTTAGTTTGCTTTGCTTTTATTACATCAAATGTTTCTATACCACCTTTTTTATAGTGGTCTGGATTAATTGGGTCACTCATATGAACTCCTTACCATAATTAAAAAGTAAATCAGGAGGGATTAACCACGCTTTCTTTGGACTGCTATCACCATCCATTGCACCATCCCAATATTTTATTTTGTTAATATTAACAAATATACAATGTAATATATCACCTTTTCTCAAAGAGTGAAACTTTTTACCATCCCAGATTAACCAGAAGTCTGCACGACTAACGCACAATGCAGTCTGCTTGCCATTCATTTCAAACTCTATAACTACATTACCATACTCATGACATCGAGGACAAGACTTTATTTCAACACTAGATTTAATCTCTGGAATATAAATATCGTAATAAGGAAAGTTACCTTCTTCTTTATATGCTTTAGGGTAATATTTATGAATACGCTCTAACGCTAATTGTTCAATCTGTTCGCCTTCTGGCAATCGTTTATCAAAGTTATTCATAATTCAACACCAGTCGACCAGCAATAATTTCACAATGTATATCTTTTACTTTTGTGTAAATTGGTTCGCTCTCTGAAAGTTGTGCCAACAATGTTCCTTTGTGACAAATTAAATCTTCTGGAGCAAGTTTTGTAGTAATGTAATACTGCAAACCAATACCAATTAAAATGATAATAAATATTACTGGAACAATAATTTTAAGTATTTTCTGTATCATAATCTAATCCCTCGTTGTGTGTATTACGTGTAATACAAATTATAATTACATAGAAATCTACAAGAAAGGAGATTCACTATGTGGACTAAACCATCAGCAACTGAAATGCGTTTCGGTTTTGAAGTTACAATGTATGTTTGTAACAAATAATTAAAAGGGGAGATCATCGTCTCCCCATTAATCTTTCATACATACCAGTATTATTCCTGATCCAATGAAAGTCTAACTCTACCTTCACCATTCCCTTCCTTTTAGTCAAAAACATTGATTTACCTTCTGGAAGATACCTTACATTTTCAGCAGGAATATATCTAATAACTCTAGAACGGTATGTCTTCAACATTACTTACCTCTTTCTCTTGTGGTGCTGTAGAACCTGCTTCGGTGTCAATAGTTATTTTTCCACTAAAAAACTTTTCACCTGTTTTCCCATTGGTTTGTAACCATGCACCAAGTCTTTGTTGACTACCATCTTCCATAGTAATTGTTCCAGTATAATCTGGAGTTTTATCACCTTCCTGTTTATAAGTATTTTTACCTAAGGTAAAAGATCCAATTTCTTCATATCTTGCCATTTATTTCTCCTTAATAGAATTTAATAATTGCTCAATTTCCTCATTGAACTTTACAACTTCTTCTTCCAGCATTTTGATGTAATCATCATCCCTCTCAACACGAATAACAAATAACTTTAAATCGTCTGGAAATGAAGGGTTATACGAAACAAAGTCACAAAAACTACGCTGTGTTACACACATTCCCCATTGCATCTGAGGGTAGTATTTTTTGGGCGCTTGTTTCTTTAATAAGGTGCTAGTGTGTGTAGTTTCTAATGGCGACTTAATTTCAATAATGCCGTCTTTACCCACAAGACCATCAACACTGACACCACTCCAAGCAAGAGTAGGATGTTTAATAAAACCAACTTCTTCAACATCTATCTTGTTTTCGAGTTCATATAACATACGTGCATCAGGTTCTCTATCGATACCTTGTTGCATAGCGTTGTTAAAATAAGTTTGCACTGGTTGGTTAGTTAATCGCTCAGTAACCAACTGTGTTTTGTAATTGAGTCTGGTTTGTGATTCACCAGTTTTAATTTTTGAGATTACATCTGCCATCCTTGATCCTGTGATGTGACCAACTCGTGCCTGTAACCATTCGTCCGTTCTTTGTTCCATTATTCTACCTCCCAAGTATTCATACTAGATTGATTGTAAACTATTACTTTTTTAGAATCAAACTTTTTACCTTTAAAGTCTTCAATGCTATATCTTTTAACATTTTTAATTTTAAATTTTTTTAAGATTTTATCTTTGTTATAAAATAAATCTGCCAGTAAACAAGTTTTATCTAACTTATGATAATACGTATATGATTTA